AGTCGCCCCGTGGTACCAGGAACGAAGAAAAACGCCCCGATGTGCTTTTAGTGGATGATTTTGATACCGACGAGGAATGTCGCAATCCTGATACCGTTGATAAATACTGGGATTGGTTAGAAAAGGCTTTCTACGCCACCCGATCTATTTCTAACCCCTTACTGGTCATTTTTTGCGGCAACATTATTGCCGAATACTGTACCATTAAAAAAGCCATAGAGTATGCCGATGCTTACGATATTATAAACATTCGCGACAAGCACGGTAAAAGTACATGGCCAGCAAAGAATACTGAAGAAATGATAGACCGCGTACTTAGTAAAATAAGCTATGCGGCCGCCCAGGGCGAATACTTTAACAACCCTATTACAAAAGGCAAGGTATTCGACAAGCTCCATTATAAAAAGCTACTGCCTTTTAATCGTTACAAGTTTCTGGTAGCTTATACCGACCCCAGTTATAAAGCTGGCAAAAAGAACGATTATAAGGCAACGGCTTTAATTGGTAGGTACCGCGACGAGTACCATGTTTTAAAAGTGTACTGTGCCCAAACCACCACCGCCACCATGATAGACTGGCAATACGAGATTATGAAACAGGTTAATGGGCGGGCACCGGTGTATTTCTTAATAGAATGGCCAAGTATAGACGATTCCCTGAAGCTTGAGCTAGACAAAGCCAACAAACGGCACAAAGTAACCTTACCACTTAAAGCCGACGAGCGCGACAAGCCCGATAAGTTTTTCCGTATAGAGAGCTTGCTCGAGCCACTTAACCGTAACGAAAAGCTGTGGTTTGAAATTGGCCTAAAAGATAGCGACCACATGAAAAACATGGAAGCCCAGTTCCTGGCACTCTCACCAACAAGCCGCGCCCACGACGATGGTCCCGATGCCGTTGAAGGTGGCGTATTTGCTATTAACGCAAAGACATCGGCCGATTGGAGCAAAATACAAGGATTAAACAACAAACGCACCCAAAAACACTGGTAATATGTTAGTAGCAGCCGACTTTAAAACACACCTATACCCCGAATTGCAAACCGCCATAGACCGGGGCGACAACACCATACTTCAGGAAGCCATTGAAGCCGCCGAAGGCGAAGCCAAGGGCTACCTTAGTTATTACGACACCGACACCCTATTTAGTGCTGAGGGCGATGCCCGAGATGCTGCACTTATGCTTTTCTTAAAAGATATTGCCATTTGGCATTTTATACTACTGGCCAACCCCAACACCGATTTAGAGCTGCGCAAAACCCGTTACGACGATGCCAAAAAATGGCTAAAGGATGTACAAAAGGGGCACGTTGTTCAAAAAGAATGGCCATTACCAGACCCAACACCTTCAGGTTCTGGAGCCTTTTTAGTGAGCAGCCAACCCAAGCGCGATACGCGTTATTAACCACCGTTTAAACACTGTTTAACCATGAAAGACAAAAACCTACTAGAGCGCCCAACCAAAGAACCTGCAGGAGCTCCAAAACCCGTAATAATCCAAAAGGTTGAAGTTCGGCCATACAACCGAACCGAGCAGAACATACCCAACTGGCGGCGTGCCATACAAAGTGCCGAAAGCCAAATACCAAGGCGTGTATTATTGTACAGCTTGTATGCCGATGTAGATTTAGACGGCCATGTAGAGGCCGTAACCGGTAAACGCCGCGATGCTGTTACGGGTGCCAACTGGCAGTTTGTAGGCAAAGACGGGGAACCCATAGACGATATAAACGAGCTTATTGATACCATTGGGTTTAACGACTTGCTCGAGGAAATACTCAATACCAAATTTTGGGGCTACACCATGCTCGAGCCGAAGTTTTGGAAAAACGACGAGGGCAAGTGGGAAATGGAACCCAACCTTATTCCGCGCCTAAACATAAGGCCAGAAATTGGCAAAGTGGCCTACGATTTGTATAGTGAAGACGGTATTAACATTCGTGAGGGCATCTATGCCAAAACGGTTATGGAAGTGGGCAAGGTTAAAGACTTAGGGCTTTACATGAAAGCCGCCCCTTACCAAATATTAAAACGTGGCGGCCTCGGCGATTATGCGGCGTTCATTCAAACCTTTGGCACGCCTATTTTTGATGCCCAATGGGACGGTTTCGACGAAAAGCAAAAAGCCGAGCTTCAGGCATCTTTAAACAATATAGGGGCTGGCGGTTCTATCATTAGGCCAGAAGGCACCAATTTGGAAATTAAGGAAAACAATGCCAAAGACACGGGCGATAGCCACGGCAATTTCCTCAAGTTCTTAAACACCGAAATTAGCAAGGCGCTTTTAGGCACCACCGAAACCACCGAGAGCAGTGCCAGTTCTGGCTATGCCCAAAGCAATACCCACCAAGAGCAGGACGATGCCAAGCATGAAAATGATATTAACTATGTGCGCCGTAATTTAAACAGTCGCTTTATTGCTGTAATGAAGGCTGCCGGTATCGATACTAAAGGTGGTTATTTCATCATCCAGGGCGAAGACACCGAGCTTACAAAAAAGGAAAGCTTCGACATCCATAAAGGGCTTTTTGATATGGGCGTGCCTATTGAAGACGACTTTTGGTACGAAACCTACAACATGTCAAAGCCAAAAAATTACGAGCAGTTGAAGGCTCAAAAAATGGCGCAACCAACTACTGAAGAACCTAATCCCGGAGAAGAACCGAAACCAAACAAAAAGAAAAAACCCGCTAAGGAAGACCAGCCCGATGAGAAGGACGTTACCTTAAGCGAACGGTTTACAAATTGGCTCGGTTCGGTTTTTCACTTCGCCCCGGCGCAAAACGTCGGGGCAACAACGGGATGCTGTGGCGAGGTCCACACGATAACGCTTAGCCAAGACCAACGTTTTAACGACGATATGCTTATACAGCGTATCTGGGAGGCCAAGGGCAAAGCCCATTTTGATGCCCGGCTATGGTGGCATACTGCAGATGTACTTATTAACGGCTTTAAAAAAGGCTGGACAAAAGGCAATACCGTTAACCTTACCGAAGCACCGGGCTTTACCTATGGCAATGAAGACCCTTTTATGCTTTGGGCGTTCGAGCAAAACCTTTTTAGGTTTTCGGCCAGCAAAACATTTGCCGAGCTTCAGGAGCTTAACCAACTGTTTAAGGAAGCCAAAAGCTTCGAGGAGTTCTACCAGAAGGCCAAGGCCAAAACCGATATATTTAACAAGGCATGGCTTGAGACCGAATACAACACCGCCCTGTTAACGGGCGAGGCGGCCTCTACGTATTACCGGTTATTGGCGCAAGCCCACATATTCCCGTACTGGGAATACAAGACCGTGGGCGACGATTTGGTGCGCCCAGAACATGCCGCGCTTCACGGCCTCATATTGCCAGCTAACGACCCCCGTTGGAAATTGATATTCCCGCCCAATGGCTGGAACTGCCGTTGTTACATCGTGCCTCGATTGCCGCATGAGTTCGATAAGTCTCAACTCTCCAAAATGCGAGCCCGTGCCGATGCCTATATCAATTCGCCGCAATTCCAAAAAGAGAAAGGCCAAGGCTTTGGTATCAATCGCGCTTTACGTAAAGAAGTCTTTTCCGAAAACCAAATGTATGCGCGTAAGTTTCCGGGGCTTTCTAAAATCTATATAAAAAGAAATGGCGAGCTCATAAACGAGCTCACCTATAAAAATTACGAATTGGATGCCTATGCCAGAGCCAAGCAGCAAGCCGTGATAGATACACCCTTATATGCCGGCGATGCAAACGACTATTTTGAGAATTTAGAGGTTTTGAACAACCAAAAAGTAATACGCGACTACCATAACAGGCCGCTGCAGGTATTGAAAGCTAATTTTGATGCGCACACTACCAACCAACGTAAAAAGCGTGCCTTCCGCTCGGGTATGATAACAGCGATGGAAAACAGCTTACAAGTACCGGACGAGGTTTGGATGAACGGCAAGAACCAACAGGAAGTAGTGTATGTTAAGTATTATAAAGACAATACCATTATTACCAGAGGGCGGTACAACAATGGTGTAGTAGAGCTTATAAGCTGGTTTAATCTGGCAGAAAAGCGGGAAGACATCGATAAAATAAGGAAAGGCCTGCTTATCTATAAAAAGTAAAAAAACCGTGCTGGTTACGACGTCGGCACGGTTTTAAACGGGTTATCAAAAAGCAGCGCTGGTATCAGCCGAAGGAAGCCCCCGTCACCCGCTAGGTGTTGGCACCCTCTTAACCGCCGCTCATTGAATGTAGGCAAATATACAAAAAAATGAAGTTACAGAACGCACAAAATGCACTTAATAGCTGGTTTGCACAGTTTGAGCACCGCTTTGAGGCGGCCGTGCCCAACATTGTGGCCGAAACGGCCACCGAATATTTTAAGGACCGTTTTAGAACACAGGAATGGGACGGCGTGCCGTGGCAACCTTTAAGCCCCAATTACGCCGCCAAAAAAGCACGGGGGCGCAACCGCATACTCACCAGAACCGGAGCTTTGCTAAACAGCATACGCCCAAGCGAGGTAAACCGAAACAGGGTGGTTATTAGTGGCGGTAATGCTAAAGTGCCCTATGCCAGAGCACATAACGAGGGCTTGCGTATTACGGGCGTTCGCAATGTAAAAAGCTTTACCAATCGCAACTTTATGGGCAAAGGCAAGCCTGTTAAAATTAAAGCCCACAAACGCCAAGTAAATTACCAAATGCCACGTCGCCAGTTTATGGGGCATAGCGTGCGCCTTAACCAAATATTAATAGACCGCCTTACCAGGGCATTTAATCAATAGTCAAATGAAACAGATATTTAAAGACATTACCGCACAGTTAGACACCGTAGCAGCTTTACGGTGGGTGGATGAAGATAAAGGGCAAATGAATTTTGAAAGGCCGCCAGTTGTTTTCCCTGCAGCTTTAATTACGCTTACCACTTCCAGTAACGAGCTGTCTAAAAAAGTAAGGCAAGGGCAAGGTATTTTAACGGTTAATCTGTGCTTCGATTTTATGGGCAA